ACTTCAACTGGCCGTCCTCTTGAGGGTGTTCCTGTAGTTAAGACTGTAAAGTATGCCTCTGGCGATGGAATGCGTTTCTTCCTGAATAAAACTAATCAAGAAAAAGCTGAAATACTTTCTGCATTAAGAACAATTCCTGGAGTATATCCAAAAGGTCAGGCCCCAACTGAGCAGTCTATTCTTAATGCTTTAAAGTCTGGTCCAATTGCAATCAGAGATGTAGACGCTAAAGCCCTTGAAGAAGTGATGAAGTATGCCGATACTATTGGCGAACGCATAGAGATAGCCTTACCTAAACTTGTAAACAACCCTCGACTTGCTCAAGAGTTCTTCGCTATCAAGACTACGGTTCCAGGTAAACCGAAGCTTACCCCAGAAAGTGCTCTTAATCTAGAGATTACACAGGCATTCAGTGACTACCTTGATATGCCTATTGACAAGAAGTCTGCTAAAGACTTTGCTAATATAGTAAACAATCTAGAGAGAAAGCGTGGCACATACCTATCTGCCGCTGAACGCCAAAGCCTTTTGTTTGATACAGTCCAAAAGAAAGCAGCAGAAGTATTCAAGAATGACAAGCAACCTGACTCATTGTTGCTACAGCGTGGTGCTCTAGGCGGAAGCTACAATCTTCTAAGAAAAGCATATGATGCCTACGGTATCCCTATTGATGATAAGACAGTATACAAGCAGGCTATCGGAAGTATTCGTAGCCGTCAAGCTCTAGAGAACGCTCTACAGAAAGTATCTGTTCAGGCACAGGTATCTTACCCTGCACTTGCCCAATACTTCCAGCAAGGACTGACAACCAAAGAAGCCCTAGCAACTTACATTGGAATTAAGGCTAAGCTATTTGAAGTCCCTGAGAACTCAGTAAAGATTGATGAGATGTATCCAGTATTCAAGGGCAAAGAACTCATGACTCCGCAAGAGTGGGAAGATTTCCTTTATACAACACCTGAGTTCAAGAAGACCCGTACATACATGGCTCAAAGAACTAGCGATGCTAAGACTTTGATAAGAAACTTCATCCCTGGAGGTATCTAGTGGCTAAGAAAAAGAAGACTACTGCAGTACCTTCGGGAACATTTGATGTAGGTTCATTCCGTAGAGGTGAAGAAGCTTCCATGGCTGGATACACTCCGCCTGCAGCAGCTAATGTTTCTTATGTAGATGAACAAATTTTAGCAAAAGAACGAGCAGCAGCAATGAAGGCTGCATCGGCAGCAGTGGACTTGAGAGATTACCCAGTAGTTGACCCAATAAAACAAGCAATTGCTCAACAGACAACCCAATTAAGTATATCTGTTGACACTGCTCTTAGCCAAGCTGAATCAGATTTAGACGCAGTCCTAGCAGAGATTGCAGCTGAAAATGCTCTAGCAGAAGCCGAAGAAGCGGCAGCAGCTGCAGCGGCGGCAACAGCAGCAGCTCAAATGGCAGAGGGCGACATACTAAAAGAAGAGGGCGATAAGTTATTTGCTCAAGCTTTTGCTGCTGACCCATTCGCTACATATAGCAGTCTCTCACCTTCGCTTAAAGCTGTAATAAATACTCAAATGGGCGATGAAAGCAATGCAGCTTTTATGTCAGCATTTGCAGTACTATCCTCTGTTGGTGTAGAAGGATTGATGGGTGCTATTGATGAAATCAGAAAGTTGTACCCAAAGATTTCATCCGAGGATGCACTATTGCTTCTTAAGTATGACAAGCGATTCAATGAGCCATACCTAAAGCGCTTTGAAGGTAATAGACTTCGTATGCAAAATGGTTTGCCACCGTTGGATGACGCTGAGTACCTAGCAAATGAACAGGCATATGAGAAGACATTTAAGTCCTATGACTTAAATCAGTTTGCTAACCGTGCCTACTATGCTAAGCTAATTGGCGATGCTCAGCCACCACAAGATATTGCAGCAAAGGTTGGACTTGCATACGACAATATCCTGAAAGGTCCGGCAGAAAACTTAGCAGCACTAACTAAGTTCTTTAAAATCAGCGATATCGTAGCATATGCACTTTCCCCTGACACAATGCTGCCTAAGATGAAACAGACAATACTTGCCTCACAGCTTGGTGGAGAAGCATTGCGACAAGGACTAGGAACCAGTCTTGAGGCTGCTACATTTACTGGAGCAGAAGCTGCTGGTGCACCTACAAACGTACAGCGCGGGACTATCGGTGTAACATCTATGATGCAGGCAGGTATTACCCCAGCTGACGCAAGAAAAGCAGCAGCTACTGTAGCAGGAGTATTGCCTACCGCTGAGAAACTTAGCTCAATTTATGGTAGAGGTTATAAGCAGTATGGCCAACTCGAAGCAGAGAAAGAGTTCTACCTGCAAAACGCTGAAGCAAAAAGAGCTGGAGAAGCTCTTGAAGCTAGAGAAATTGCAGAGTTCAGCGGACAATACGGTGGACTTAAATCACAAAAGAGAGCCACAGGCGGCTTAATATAGAATCCTTGATGGACCGACCGGCCCCATCAGGCGTATAGACCGGTAGCAAGAGCCAGCCAAGACTCCCCAACTTGAACTGAGGCTTGCGACTAACAACGATAGAAGGGTGGAGGTTGCTATGAGCAACACATACTGGGACGAAGAAGACGATGACTTGGATACAGAACCACAGTCGTTTGGTGCAACTGAGAGTGACTTACTAAAGAAACTCCGTAAAGCTAAGCGTGCTGATGAAAAGCGTATCAAAGAACTTACTGAGCAACTTGAGGGTTTAACCAAGGTGCAGCGTGAGCGAGTCGTCAAAGAAGTCCTAGAAAAGAAAGGTGTCAACCAAAAGGCTGCACGCCTTGTATTGAAAGACTTGGATGATGTTAACGAGGAGTCAGTTTCACATTGGCTCGATGATAACGCAGACTTGTTTGGAATCAAGGTACCACAGCAAGAAGAGGCACCAATCAGTCAGCAAGACTTAGCTCGGCTTCGCCAGCAAGATGTGCTGACACAAGGTGCTGTGACACCTGATAGAGGATTGGATTTGGACCAACGTCTGAATCAAGCAGGCTCTGCTGAAGAACTGCTGTCAATTCTCCAGTCACAACAATAATCCGTTCATAGTCATAGGAGACTAAAACTAATGTCAAACCAATATACATCAACCGCGAGCACGTCTCTCGGTGGAACAGTTGGTGGCGCAGGTCTCGTACAGAAGGCATATGACCGCCTTCTCGAGTTCGCTCTCCGCTCCGAACCCCTAATCCGTTCGGTCGCAGATAAGCGTCCTGCCCGTCAAGCAATCCCAGGACAAACCGTCGTACTCCAGAAGTATGTCGATTTGGACCAGGTTACTTCAACTCTTACAGAGACAACTGACCCAGATGCAGTTTCTCTTTCAACACCGACAACTGTCACCGTTACTCTTAACGAGTACGGAAATGCAGTTCTCGTAACCCGTGCACTCGAGTTGTTCTCACTCGCAGATGTCGACCCAGCGATTGCAAACATCATTGCTTACAACCTCGCTGACTCAATCGACTCTGTCGCAATGACAACTCTCCGCTCTGGTTCAAACAACATCTTCGCAGGTAACGCAACTGCTGTTGCTAACGTAGATGCTGCTGATACAATTGACTCCGCTGACATCCGTCGCGCAGTTGCTAAGCTCCGTGCAAACAAGGCCAAGGCTCGCCGTGGTTCCTTGTACTGGACAGGTATTCACCCAGAAGTTTCACACGACCTTCGTGCAGAAACCGGAAACATGGGCTGGAACTTCGTACATGCACAAACCGCTCCTGCTGCAGACAAGATTTGGGCAGGGGAAATCGGAGACTACGAAGGTGCATTCTTCGTAGAATCCCCACGTCTTTACAACGCTAAGTCAGGTGCAGACCAGACCGCTCTTGCTACAACCGCTGTAACCGTTGCAGGTACTTCAGCAGGCTTCACCTTCGGTGTTGCTTCAACTGCTGTTATCGCAACTCGCGCAGAAGTTGGCGACAAGATTGCTGGAACTGGTATCGCTTCAGGTGCAAAGATTACTGCAATCAGCACCTCTGGCTCAACCACAACCTTCACTGTAGACACAGCAAACACTGGTGCAGTTTCTGCAACCACAGTTGTAACTGTAACTCCAGTAACACGTGTATTCGACACAATCGTCTGCGGTGCTCAAGCAATGGCTGAAGCTGTTGCTGAAGAACCACACATCGTTATCGGTAACGTAACTGATAAGTTGATGCGCTTCCGCCCAATGGGCTGGTACGGCGTACTCGGCTTCGCAGTCTACCGCGACGAGGCATTGTATCGCATTACCTCTGGTTCCTCAATCGCTGCTCTCTAGTTGATTGACTGTCGGGTAGGAGAAATCCTGCCTGATGGTGAGTTCATTAGAAAGGGACTTTATGACAGAATGGCTTTTTAAAACCCCAACCGTAGAGGAAGGGCCAGCAGGTGAACACCGTCTGTTCTCGTTCTACAAGCTTGACAGAGGTATCACAATAGTAAAGAATCCAACTGGTAGTTACGCACAGATTCGCTACCCAGTTGACGATAGCTTACTATCCTACCCAGAAGTATATCGTGGTGGGTATGAGTACACAGTAGATGATGCTACTCGTGAAGCTCTTATCAATGGCAATGTTGGAGTTACGACGGAGAACTTTACACAACTATGAAACATTGGGAACATCATCCTGAGCCGGTGGACGGCTGCTTTGGGTGTAAGGGCCTAAGCATACAGATGAATGCAGGAGACGCTGACAGTCGTAAGCAGATGACTAACAAAGCGTTTAACAAAGAATTGGATGCCTACAAAGAAGCTAGAGCACAAGGCATTCAACCAGCAGGAACTTCTATGAATAAAATTCAGGAAGCGGTAAAGGCTAGCGAGACATTAGGCCGAGCATATGATGCAGGCAAGATGCCGCCAGCTAAAGCAATCAATAAAAAATCAGCAGCGGTAATGAAAGAACTAGGAGTATAACATGCCAAAGGTAGGCGAAAAGAAATTCCCTTACACAGCTAAGGGCAAGAAGGCAGCCAAGATG